CTCTGATGGGTAAGCCCAAGAACCTCGGCAAGGACGTCTCACTGCGTAAGCTCGCAGAGGAGCTTGGTACCCATCGCAATCGCATCACGTGGGCGCTCAAGGACGACCCAAGAGTCCCAGAAGAGGAACGGGAGAAGATCAAGACACTCTGCAGGGAGCGAGGCTACACCTTCACCCACCACCCAGACCAACACCACAACGACAAGCTCACCCAAGACCGAGCTGACGTCATCGTGGCAGGCATCCTAGAGAACAAGCCACTAGCCACCATAGCAGCCGATTCCCAGCTCACAGAACACACAGCGTTCAAGCTCATCCGCGGCGTAAAGGTTCCCAAGGACTACCCAGAGACCGAGGAAGCATGGCGGACAGATGTCATATCCTTCATGGAAATTGCCATCTGGAAGGGCACTAAACGCTTGGCAGAGAACGGGATGGATGAGATTGACTCACGCACAGTGCCGGTATCGGTAGCCATTTTAACCGACAAGTTGGCGGTTACAAAGGGTCAACCCACCAGTATACACGCCTCTTTATCGTTAACGGCCAACCACCGGGACCTAATGAAGGAGCTGGGCACCAAGGGGCAACAGGATGTTGTCGAGGTCGAGACCAACGCTGAGGTGCTCCCGGAAGGCTCCTGACAGCCACTCACAATAGGTATTATATTCAATTGAGAGGATCTGATGCCAAGCATTAGCCAGTATCATCGGGAAGAATCAGAGTCGGTCATACCGGATGCGTCAGGCATAGGGGGGGAGGGGGTCGAGCATTCGGCGAGGCGCTCAACGGTGACGCATTCTCCAGAAGGAAAAAATTCCTCAATCCAGTCCCTCAAGCGCTCCAAGTTCTCCCCTCGGCGTTGCCTCATCTGCTCCCGGTCGTTTACCCCAGACCGCGAGACTGGCCGGTTCTGCTCCGAGAAGCACCAGATCGAGTGGGTGAACAGCCAGCCTGAGCATCCGGTCATCCCGAAGGTTAGTTCGCAGCATCCCCGGGCCTTGGAGTTGCGTGACCAGCGGACTCAGTTGTGCCTGCTAGAGAAGGCGGATCCCTTCACCTACGGCTTCGTACCGGACCACTGGGAGCTGGCCAACCGGGTATGGTCTGAGTGTAGCGAGTTGCTGATAAGCGGTGGCAACCGGGCTGGTAAGACCCTGTGGGCGGCGCGTAGGGTGGTGGAGACGCTGCTGAGCAAGGAGAACTGCAACGTGCTCTGTTGCCATACGAGCAATGCCACGTCGGTGACGGTGCAGCAGCCTGCGATCTACCAGTACTTGCCGGTGGCCTTGAAGGCTACGAAGAAGGGCAAGATCCACTACCTGAACTACAGCCGGAAGAATGGCTTCACGGATGGCAGCTTCATCCTGCCTAACGGTAGCAGGTGCGACTTCCTCAACTATACGCAGAGCGAGAACACGATTGAGGGTCGGGAGGCGGATTTGATCTGGTGCGACGAGCTGGTGCCGCAGAGCTGGGTAGATACGTTGAGGTATCGGTTGGTTACGCGCCGTGGTAAGCTATTGGTAACGCAGACGCCGCTGGAGGGTGTGGCGAGCGTGTACAAAGAGTTCACTGGGGGTGCGGCTATCACCGAATGGCATGCTGGGCAAATGCTCAAGGGGAAGCAGGGTCTGCCCACTTGGCCTATGGGAAAGGCACCTAGGGTGATGCGGCTGGAGAAGCAGAATCGGTCCACGGTGTTCTTCTTCTCTGAGGACAACCCTTACAACCCGTGGGACGAGATGAAGTCCAAGCTGGTGGGTGCGCCGATGGGGCAGATCCTGACGCGTGCCTACGGCTGGGCTTCTGACAACATCGGTAAGGCATTTGCGAGGTTCAGGCCAGAGACGCACTGCATCCCTAGAAGCAAGATCCCGGATGGTGGGACCTTGTACATGGTCTGCGACCCGGCTGGATCTAGGAACTGGTACTGCCTGTGGATGCTGGTCTACGAGGATGGCCGGAAGGTGGTGGTGCGTGAGTTCCCCGACTTCACCGGGTATGGCGAGTGGGCACTGCCGAGTGAGAAGGCGGATGGGAAACCGGGTCCGGCGCAGACATTGGAGGCGGGTCGGAGCGTGATCGAGTACCGGCAGTTGTTCCGCACCATCGAGGAGGAGATTGGCCGTGGGGAGCCGGTGATGCGGCTGATTGACCCAAGGGCGGGTGGGAGCCCGGCACTCAGCGAGCAGGGTGGGACGACATTGATTGACCTACTGGCCGAGCCTAGCGATCAGGATGACGGCATGGCGTTCATACCAGCGCCGGGTGTGCCTGTGGACCAGCGGACTGCGGCGATCAACTCGGACCTGAGCTACGACGCTACAAAGCCACTGACGTCCCTGAACGAGCCGAGGCTCTACGTGGTGGACGACCTGCACAATCTGATCTGGTGCATGTCAGAGCATACGGGCAGGGATGGCCAGAAAGGTGCATCCAAGGATCCGATCGACTGCTTGGGCATGCTGCTCATCTCAAAGATCGAGCATGTGGGTGCCGGTGGGCTGGATAGCTACGGCGGAGGGGGGTATTAGCGTTGCTTTTTAGGCAAAAAGAGACCAAAGGGCTGCAGATGCAATACGCGACGAGCTACAAGACCAGTGGTGATGCAATGGCGCACGTGGGTGACGCGCCGGACGTGGGTGCTCTGAATGAGGAGCTGCGTCGTGCGGCAACGGACTTTGGTCTAGGGACGAGGGTTGGGCAGGCCGAGAACACCCGGTACTGCCGGTGGGACGGCCAGAGCGGCGATGGCAAGAAGTGGAATGATAATCAGCCCAATGGGAAGATGGCTTTCCCTTGGGACGGTGCCTCCGATACGAGGATCCCGCTGGCGGACGAGGTGGTCAATGGGTTGGTGGACGTGTGCTCGACAGCCTTCTGGCGTTCGATGCTGCGTGTGGCTCCGACCAACGTGCGGAATCTGGACACCGCGGTGACGGCGCACAGCCTCATGGACTGGGTGATGAACCAGAAGCTGTACACGGACATGACCCGTGAGGTGGAGCTGCTGAGCCAGTACCTTTGGACCTATGGTTGGGCGGGCGTTCACGTCTCGTGGCAGCAAGAAATTGGTCAGAAGGAGCAATACGTCACGGTCGAGCAGCTCATGCAGATCGCGGCGCAGAGCCCTCAAGGCAGCGTGCTGGCAGACCTGCCTAACCTGTTGGCCAATCCGGACGCCACCGATCAGTTGGCCGAGCTGCTCATGGCGGCTTTCCCGAATCTCAAGAAGCGCAAGGCTCTGGAGTGCGTGAAGGATCTGCGCGAGGAAGGCGAGTGCGAGATCTATGTTCCGACGCTGGTGAAGAACTCTCCGAGCGTTGCGGCATTGGCTCCCTACGATGAGCTGGCTTTTCCTCCGGAGACCACCGACATCCAGAGTGCGCGTGTGGTTTTCCGTCGCTGCTACATGACCGAGATCGAGGTGATGCAGCATGTCGAGACCGACGACTGGGACGAGGAATGGGCCAAGCAGGCGATTGCTACACGCGGACGGTTCAGCAACTTCTCTGACTACACCTACACCATAGGCCTGACCAACAACGCGGTGCTCGACCGTGAGAATCTGATCGAGGTCGTCTACGCGTACCAAAAAGCCCTCGATGAGGACGGTGTCCCGGGCGTTTACTGCACAGTATTCTGTCCACAAGTTGGCAATTCGTGGGGCAAGTTCGAGCTGATCGACTACGAGCACGGTCAGTACCCGTTCATCGTGTGGCGTAGCGAGGTGATCCACCGGAAGATCGTTGAGAGCCGTGGCGTCCCGGAGATCTGCAGCACTTGGCAGAACGAAATCAAGGCCCAGCGCGACTCGATCTTCGACTATACGTCGCTGAACACGATTCCGCCGATACAAGTGCCGAAGACGAGGGGCGGAAACCTGCGTCTTGGGCCTGCGGTGCAGATTCCGGTGCTGCGTCCGGGTGAGATCTCGTTCATGCAGCCGCCTGCGCGTGAGCCGAGCGTTGCGTTTAACCTCATCGCAGCCATCGAGACGCAGGTGGACCGGTACTTTGGTCGTCCTACCGAGAAGGTTCCTCCTGCGCTCACCCAGATGCGGCAGCAGAGGCTGGTGAACAACTGGCTGCATGGCTGGACCGAGGCGTTCCGGCAGGTTCTGAGCCTCACGCTGCAGTACACTGGGCCAGAGGAAGTGGCTCGTATCACCGGAAGCAACGTTCCTCTCAGCACCAACGTCCAAGAGTTCGATGTTTCGCTGAAGTTCGACGTGCGCGAGCTGCAGACCGACCTAGTGACCGAGAAACTCAAGGCGCTTTCGAGCCTAGTGTTGCCGCTGGATAGCGTTGGTGTGGTGGATCGCACCAAGTTGGTTGGTCTGGCGCTGCGTGCGATTGATCCGACGCTGGCGAATGAGCTTATCATGCAGGCTGGACCGGCCTCGCAGAAGATGTTCGACGAGACTAACGACGAACTTGGGCTCATGTCGCTGGGTAACCCTCCGAAGCTGCGTGAAAACGATCCAACAGCTCAAGCAAGGCTTAACTTTGCCCAGCAGATCCTGCAGGCGAACCCGAAATATCAGCAGCAGGCACAACAGGATCCTCTGTTCCAAGCCAATCTGCAGAAGTATGTGGAGAACCTGCAGTTCAGCGTCCAACAGCAGCAAAACGCGGTCACTGGACGTCTTGGCGTGCAACCCGGATCGGCTCCTCAATGAGAATGACTGACGAACAGCTCAAGATGGCACTGGGTGGTGTGGGTGAACATGAGCCGGTGCTGCGTGCGTTGAGGCAAGTGCTGAGTGAATTGATTGCTGACGAGGTGTCCGCAGCGATCAACTCGGCACTGACTCCAGAGGCGAGGGCGTACAACTGTGGAAGGGCGGCTGCTCTATCGGATGCACGCTCGTTCCTCGTGGAGATGGGTCTGAAGCTGGAAGCTCCCCAAGAATAATTGATTGACGTTAGCGATAACGTAGTCCATGAGGGCTTCAGCTTTCTGGGTTTAGCGTTAAACCCTGTCGTAGTATGCCCGACTTGCAGGGCCTAAAAAGCATGGAAGCAACACAAACCGGGGAAGCGACACCCTCCCAAAACACGGCACAACCGCTCAATCCACTCCCGCTCGACACGGTGGCGTTGGCGAAACTGTTGGAGACTCGGTTCTCTGAGACTCCGAAAGCTGTCGAGGAACCGGAACCAGCCGCTGCGAGTGCAGATGAGCCGGTCGCCGAGGAGTCAGCGTCCGAGACCGCTGAGACCGGGGAGGCGACACCCGTGGAGGATCCCGCTGAAGAGGAAACCTCTCAGCAGACTGAAGACGCTACCGAGGACGAACCGGCTGGAGTCCAGAAGCGCATCAACAAGCTCGTAGCCCAAAAAAAGGAGGCCGCAGCAAAAGCGGAAGCCTTGGAGCGTGAGCTGAATGAGGCGCGGACGAAGCTGGAAGCACTCGAGCAGCAGGCGGCAGTACCGCAGGCGGCAGCGACGACCGACAATCCGTTCTCTGACATCTGGGACGAGGCGAAACTCAGTGATGAGTACCGCAAGGCCCGGGAGTTGAAGAGATGGTGCGAGGACAACGCTGACGGCTGCGAAGTGGGCGGGAAAGAGTACAGCGCGGATGAAATCAAGGCGATTCGGCGACGAGTCGAGGATGCCTTGGATGTTCACATTCCGACGCGGCACCAGTTCCTGAACACGTACAAACAAGTGCGGCCAGTTGCTGAGGCATCGTACCCTTGGTGGAAGGACCGTAGTAATCCGACGTATTCGGAAGCGCAGCAGGTATTGCGGCAGATGCCGCAGCTTGCGTCGTTTCCTGACTACCAGATTGCCATAGGTGACTTCTTAGAAGGTCGGAAGGCTCGAATGGAACGCGAAAAGAGTGCGAAGGTTGCAAAGGCTCCTGTGAAGGTGGCTCCGAAGCAGCCTGCGGCTCCTAAGGCGAGTCCGGTCAAGTCTGACAAGGCCAACGATGCGGCAAGGTCTGCCAAGAAGGCGTTCAACCAAAGCGGGAGCACTGCCGATCTGTCGCGGTTGCTTCAACACACAATCCTAAAATCCTAATACTATGGCATATCTTGGTATCAACAATCAGGTCGGCGTCCGCGAGGAATTGGCCGACTATATCGCTAACGTCGACGCTAAAAGCTGCCCCTTTGTGTCGATGGCTCCCAAGGGAAAAGATCTTGGAAACGTGGTTATGTCATGGCAATGTGACGATTACTCCGCTCCTCAGCTTGGCGGCGTGATCGACGGCACTGACGCCTCTAGCTACACCAACGAGGCGGCTAACCGTACTCGCATCACCAACTACGCTCAGGCGTTCCGCCGTACGAGCCGTGTCGGCTTCATCGCTGAGACCAGCAATGTTGCCGGAACTGCCAGTGACGTCGCTTATTCCGTCGCAAAGCTCCTTGTGGAAATCAAAAGGGATCTTGAGAGTACGTTCCTCTGCACCAATCAGGCGGCGCAGCAGGATAACGGCTCCACCACTGCCTACCAGACCGGCTCCCTCGGTAACTGGCTCCTCGGCACCAACAGCTCCAACATTGGTGCCTTTGCTTCCGGTTCAGCCTTTGCTCCTGCTGGCGGCGTTACCCCGGGCACTGCGGCTACCAACGCCATCAGCTCCGTCACCTCGGCGAACTTCGCTGAGTCCACCGTGCAGAACGTCCTTACCGCCATCTATTCCAAGACTGGGGTGTATCGTGACTACGACTGCATTCTCGGCACGACCCTTAAGCGTGCGTTCACCAATCTGACCTCTGGTGGTCAGGCTGTGATCAATGGTGCTGGAACCACGAACACCTACACCCAAACGACTGTTCGCACGTTCAATCAGGACCTGTCCAACTCCACGTTCACCTCTTCGCTCGATCTGTTCGAGGGGGACTTCGGACGCATCGTGCTACATCCGACCACCTTCTTGGGTGGTAAGAACGTTGCGGCTTTGGATTCGCAAGCCTACCGCGGCTATGTCATCCCCATGGACATGGTTGAGATCCGGTATGCCAAGCTGCCCGAGGTTAAGGAGCTTCCTGACGCTGGCGGAGGCCCGATTCGGATGGTCCAAGCTATCGCGGGGCTGGTATGCAAAAACGCTGGCGGATTTGGCATGTTCGCTGGCGCGTCGTAATCAATCACTCAACGGGGAGCATCTGCCATATCGGTGGGTGCTCCCCTTTTTTCTATTATGCAATCACCCATACTAGACAACGTACTCGAAGGACTCCCGGCGCAACTGCGTCAGGATGTGGTTAAGGAATTGGCTACCGGCTATCACGCGGATCTTGTGAAGGCCGAGGTGCATCAGAAACGCATTGCCAAGGACAGCCAGCAGGATCTCCGCAGCATCGACGGCATTGGTCGGTTGCGGATGCGTATCGACCCGACGCTGTACCATCACTGGGGTGCGAAACTTGGTTACGAGTGCTGGAAGGATTCCCAGTTCCTCCGCGAGGTGGAGCGTGACAACCCAGAGGTGCGAGTGAAATGCGGGGGAACCAAGTTGCAGGTCGGCTTTGCTCCGACGAACACTAAGTTCAGCAAGAAGTACTGACGTATGGCACAGCAGATCATCAACATCGGCACAACGGCAAATGACGGTACTGGTGATCCGCTGCGGACAGCGTTTGACAAGTGCAACGACAACTTCACTGAGCTATACGCTGGCGGTGGTGGAGGTGGCGGTGGAATCGGAGGCAACACTGGATCCACGGACAACGCTATCCTGAGGGCTGATGGCACTGGTGGATCCACGCTTCAGACGTCTGGAATCACGATCGCTGACGGCGCTTCCGGAACCCTTAGCGGAACCAACAGCGGGGACCAAAACATCTTCTCCACTGTTTCTGCAGGTGGTCAGTCGCTAATTGCTGACAGCACCTCTGACACGCTGACCCTTGTCGCTGGAACCAACGTCAGCATTACGGCAGATGCATCGACCGATACGATTACCATCTCGGCAACTGGAGGCTCTGGTGGCGGAAACGTCTCAGGACCCGCTTCTCCGACCACGGACAACGCTTTGGTTAGGTGGGATGGAACCACTGGTCAGCTCATTCAGAACAGCTCTGTCACGTTGAGCGACACTCAGGAGATGAGCGGGCTGAAAAGCCTGACGTTTAACACTGCTGGTGGAACGGTTGGGTTGGCGAAGATGGTCTGGGATACGACCAATCAGACGATTGACCTTGGGATCGGATCTGGATCGGTCAACGCGCTGCTTGGTGTCGATAGTCACGTGCTGGGGAGAAACACAACTGGGTCAACAATCAATCGCGGAGAGGTTGTTCGAGTAAATGGGGCGAGTTCTGGAAACCTGACGATTGCCTTGGCTCAGGGGAATACGGATCCGAACACCGCAAACACCATTGGCATTGCGGCGGAGACTATTGCCAACAACGCCACTGGAATGGTCATCACGAGCGGACTGCTGCGTGACATTAACACATCCACGTTTACTGCTGGAGATCTACTTTACATCAGCGCGACGACTGCTGGGTTGTTGGTCAACACGATTCCAACAGCGCCGAATCACGCGGTACGAATGGGCTATGTCGTTAGTTCCCACCCGTCCAACGGAATCATCTACGTCGCTGTAAACAACGGCTACGAACTGAATGAGCTGCACGACGTCAACTACCCGACGACTCCTGCGACAAACGACTTCCTAGTTTACGTCACCAACCGTTGGGAGAATCAGGTCCCTGCCACTGCTCGCACCTCGATGGGTCTGGGCGCTCTCGCAACAGTCACACCAGCTTCTGGGGTAGCCACGTTCCTGACGACTCCTTCGAGTGCGAATTTAGCCGCAGCCATCACTGATGAGACTGGTACCGGATCGTTGGTATTTGCGACCAGCCCGACGTTGGTAACTCCGACTCTCGGTGTGGCCTCGGCCACGAGCATCAACAAGGTCTCCATCACGGCTCCGGCCACTGGATCAACGCTGACGATTGCAGACGGGAAGACGCTGACCGCTAGTAACACTCTGACGTTCACTGGGACTGATAGCTCATCGGTGGCTTTCGGTGGAGGCGGGACAGTTGCTTATACTGGAGGAAAACTAAGTCAGTTTGCGGCTACCAGCTCATCGGAATTGGCTGGCGTTATTTCGGATGAGACGGGCACTGGCGCTCTTGTTTTCGCTAACACGCCAACCTTGGTGACGCCGGTTCTTGGAACTCCTACCAGTGGAACTCTAACAAACTGTACTGGTCTTCCACTGTCTACCGGAGTCACTGGAACGCTTCCAATCGCAAACGGCGGAACCGGCCAGACTACTGCCGTAGACGCCTTCGACGCACTCGCTCCGACCACGACCAAGGGTGACCTCATCCTGCACAACGGCACCGACAACGTGCGTCTGGCTGTGGGCGGCACCAACGGCCACGTCCTGACGGTTGATTCAACGACTGCGACTGGAGTTAAATGGGCTGCTGCAGGGGGAGGCGGAGGAGGGGGCGGCTCTACCAACGTCTGGATTCCCGCTGCTCAGTGGATACCGAGAACGACAAGCGGCTGCGGAATTGATTCTCGAGAACAAGCCACCGGAAACATCAACACAGACGAGCTGCTGTTTGATCAAGCGGCGATTGAGTTTGCCCAAGCGATGGTCGTGATGCCGAGCAATTACGACAACGGAACCGTCACCGCCCGATTCTATTGGACAGCTTCGGCTGGAACGGCGTCACAGAGTGTGGTCTGGGCAAT